TGGTTAGAGTTTCCGCAATTTGATACTAAAGGTAGACCAGTTTTCGACGAAAATAAGCAGCAAGTAAAAAGACCTAAATTATTTATTACAAGAAATTGTGTAAATACTATTTATGCCTTAAGTACTGCTGTGTTTAAAAAAGGTAAAAATGGAGTCCTTAAAGAGGACTATGATGAAACGCCTGAAGGATACGAAGGTCTTATTGACGCTTTACGATACTTAATGGTGTATTTATTCCACGACAAAGGACAACATTTTAGCGTTGTACATGGAGTTAACTAATGGCAGTTACTAAACCACAAGCAAGAAAAGTTCGCCAACCAGTATTGATTGGTGATATGCATGTTACGAAAGTATTAGATGGAACTAATACGGTAGAGATAATCGAACTAAGTTCAGTTGCAGAAAAATTTACTGTACAATCTTCGGACACTCTAGATGGAAGCTTAGAAGTTTCTGTGAATGGAGTAGATTACGTAGGAATAGGCAATTTTTTTGCTGGAACATTAGTTAGCTATAATAGCCATCTAATTATGAAAGTTAAGGTTACTAGAACCGCTGGTTCTGGAAAACTTAGCTTGGTAGCACGATAATGGAAAAGATCATTTATAGACAGAATAAATTATTTTGTATAGATAAAAGCAAGTTAAAACCAATGGCTCAAAAAAATGAAGTTATTGTTGGGTTATATGCTGCTATCTATTCAGAGTTTGTTGGTGCTAGTAAGAATCGACAATATAAAGACTTAAATGGTCTACAAAAACTAGATAAAGTTAATGAATTTGCACTTAATTGGTTAAGTGAAAGAGGGCTACTATAAATGAAAAAACAGAAATCAAAGCAGATTGGAATTAAAGAGTTTGACGATTTAGTTTCCAATCATAAAATGAAAGAGGTTGGCCCTCCAGAAGGCGCACGTAAGGATTTACTTGAAGGTAAAACCGCTATGACTGCCAAGGAAGCTACGGCTAATTGGTTCAAGGCGGCAAAAGAACAAAATCCAAGTTCCAAATTTTTGGATGTGCCATCTGAAGGATTAAAACCACTAGCATCTCTCGATAGAGAAATGTTATATAAGGGTAAGAAAAAATAAGGAGTACTCTAAATGAAGGCTTATAAGCACAAAGGCATGAAGGCTCCTCGTCCAGCTAGCTACAATATGGACGAAACTGCGGCTGCTAAATCAGCACCCAAAGTAAAACCTTCTATGCAACATAAAGAACCTGCACATGAAATGAAACCAGAAATGGCTTCAAAAGCTCCCGACCACAAGAAGAAAGCACTTCCTCTACAGGATGCTCCTGAAGGTGTTAAGGGCGTAAATGCTGGTTCTTCTCATTCTTTACCAAAATCAGGTAAAGTTGGAGAATCAGAAGTTTAATTTCGTGAACAGAGATTTCACGGTGATGGTCTATACGGTTTCCTAGGATATGCCGTTGCTCCCCACACGCCAGTACGGTAATAGACGAACGTTGGGCTTATTTCACTACTGTAAAGAAAGTAGTTAGTAAATAGCGGAATCTGGTATTTTTTTCAAAGTTGGCTAGAAGAGCTAGTCACCTAAATCCAAGAGTGGATAGAGGGTAATTATGAGTTTTAATTTAGGCATAGCTAATCATCCTATAAGTAGATTAGGCGGATTAAGTTCCGTTGGCGTATATTTATACGAGGATATCTATTATAGACAGTGGATTACCGAAATTGCTCTAGCATTTTATGAAGGCAGACAGGATGAGTTCGTCTGGTTGGATTTAGTTAGACAATTTAGAAATCCAGAAAAGCAGCAGATTTTACCAATGAATCTCACTAAAGAGATCATTGATGAAGTTTCTATTTTATATCAAGAAGCACCAATTTATCAAGTAGTCGATGATTCTGGAAAACTTTTACCTAAAGATCAAGAACTTTGGGAAGAAGTTATGGAGAAAAGTCGCTATTTAATGTTAATGGATAAGTTGGATAGGTGGACTAGACTATTAGGAACTGTTCTTGTTAAAGTAAGTTTCGTTGATCCAGAATCTGGACAATTAGTAAAAGAAACTGAAGGTGGACAAGTTCAAATTGATATACTTCATGGTGGAGTATATGATATACGTCATGGTGCGTCTCCTTATTACATTACCGAACTATTAATTGGATTTGGTAACAAATTTGGAGGCTGGGCACATGAAAATAATGCCGTTAGTGGTAGTGGAGTAGCAGCGACTATTCCAAGCCCCTCTAATTATGGCGTTAATGACGCTACAGCTAAAAAAGGTCTTGTTTATAACGAAGCAAAAAGTATTTCGGATTTAGGTAGAGTCAATAGAATTTACTGGAGTCCGACAAGTCACGTTGTTGTTGATGACAATAACAACGGATATAAAGTAGATAATCCATACGGCGTAATTCCTGCGATACCATTTTTTAACGCAGACCCAGCCCATTACTATTTTCTACCCATAAACGAACCTCTTATTTATGCAAATCATGCAGTAAATATGAGGATTACTGACTTAAACCATATTGTAAAGTTCCAGTCGTTTGGGGTTCCGGTAGTAAAGGGAGTAGAAAGATCAACTTCTACTAGGCAAGGTCGTCCAGTTGATGATTTTAATCAACTTAAGGGCGGCACTGCCCAGTCTCGTTTTGGTGGATTAGGAGGAGTTAGCGGCATTGGTGCCAGCGGCCAATACAGAACATTCGATTCTGGCTTCGGTATTTTCAGAGATGGAAATGCTGATGCTAATATGTTAGGTATTAGTTTAGGTCCTGATACTGCTGTAGCTGTAGGAGAAAAGGGAGACTTTAAGTTTGCTCACCCTTCTGCTGATATTACGGGATTAGTTAAAACTATTCACGCAATCACGGACATGGTTAGGATTAATCATGGATTGCGCCCTAAATATGACCAGCAATTACCAAGTTCTGGATTTGCTGTAATGATGGAGAAGATTGGCGTTATTGAAGATAACGTTCGTCGTTCTAGAATTTTTAAAGAAAGAGAACAACAACTATTTAAAATTATTAAAGCGTTGTGGAATACTCACCATAATAAAGCTGGTGATAAAAAGTTTTCTAAAGATTCTAAACTTCAAATTACATACAAAATTCCAGAATTTGCTGTCGATCCTAAAACTAAAAAAGAAGACTTAATGATGGAAGCTAAGCTCCTCGATACAGAGGACACTCATATTATTGGAAAATTATATCCACATATGAGCGAAGCTGAAATTACTAAGTTAATTAAAAAGCGAAGGAAAGATAGAGAAGAAAAAGCCGCTTTTGATGCTCAAATTCAAGTTGATACTGGCTTAACTATGCAGGAAAATGGACTTTCTGCTGATGGTGGACCTTTGGCAGATACTGCTGACGTTCCAGGAGCTAAGATCGATAACAAAGCTAAGCACTCAGAAGAAAGCTCTAAACAGCCAGGTAAAAATGGTGATAAAAGAGCTAAAGCTAAGAAAAAGAAGGAAGAGGAGAAATAATGTCTCAAAACGAGGAGAAAAAACAGACTTATGAAGTCTGGATTGTGAGACAAGATGGAAATCATATTCGAACTCAATTAACTAACGAATATGATAAATGTTTTGAAGACTGGAAAAAATTAGTAGATTTATGGAAATCTTGCGTTGCAGATAAAACTCCATTTAGTATTACTACTCCAGTAGTTACAGCATTTGATCCAGGTCTTATAATGGAAATCACAATTAGACCAGTTGTAAAAATAGCTGAGTCTAAATACGATAATCCTTATCAACAAAAAATGCTAGATAAAGGATTATTAAACACTTTAAATAACAAAGGTAACGTTATCGATCCAAATATTTTGGACGAAGGTTATCGCTAATAGCTTCTAAATCTAGAAGAGCTAGTGAAGGAGAAACTAAATGTCAGATCTATTAAATAATTTGGGAAAAAAATCTAATTCAGTAGAAGGGGCTGGTAAAGCATCAGAACCACAACAGGCTACCGCAAGTGCTGCCGCCTCTACTGGTGAACAACACAATAGAGGCGATGATTTACTTGCAAAGCTTGGCGGTAAAAAGTCGCAAACGGGAACAGCCGAACCTGTTACGACTTCTAGTGCTGAATCGGGTCAATCCCCAAAATCAGCTTCTAGTACGGAAGAGCCTACTGGGAGTCAAACCTCTTCAGAAGATTGGACAGATGATTCCAAGATGAAGGAGATTAAAAAACTCCGTGAAGAGAACAAAGCTTATAGATTAAAATATCAAGCTGAAATTGATAGAGTTGCCAGAGAAAATGAAGCTCGTGTGCAGCAAGTTCAAGAACAGATGAAACCTTTGCTAGAGGCAAAGACTGAACTAGAACGAATTAAAGCCGAACAGGAAGATAAGAAACGTGATCTTTCTGAAAAATTAGCACATCGAGAATCAAAAATTGCAGAATTGCAAACTGCTTTTGAGGCTCAGCAAAGAGAATGGCAACGTCAGCTTCAAGAACGAGAAGCGATGTTGAATAAATTCCAAGCTGATATACAAGCTCAAGAGCAAGTATATGAACAACGAATTCAAGAAGAACTTGCTAAAGTACCTGATAAATATCAGGACCTAGCTAAGTACTTAGTAAAGGGTGCCGAAGATAAACGTGAAGCTTTAACTATCGTCCAAGAAGCTAAATTAAAAGGTATGTTTGAGGATAAGACCGTAGTGGTCAATCACAGCGTTCCTGGAGCTTCTGATGGAGCTAGAGCTACAAAAGAGCGGCTTGAAGAAGCTGAACGAAAACGAAGAGAGAATTTAAACTCCTCTCAAAAAATTGGCGAAGCTCTTAAGTCGATTCGCTCCGGTAATCCAAATACAGTATTTAGATCAAAATAATAAGGAGATATATCTAAATGGCTCAAGTAATTACTCTCTCTGATGCCGCCGTACTATCTAATAACCTATTAGTAGAAGGCATCATTGCTGACATCGTAACTGTCGATGAGTGGTTTAAGCACCTTCCCTTCGTAGTTTTCGAAGGTCTTGCTTATACTTTCACTCGTGAAAAGCGCCTAGCTAAAGCTGATTTTGCTCAACCAGGCACAAATCTTAACCAGGCTAAATATCAAGGTGGCGCTACCTTTGAACCCGTTAACGTAAACCTCGCAGCTATCATCGCTGAGATCATCATTGATGGTCAAGTTGAAGATCAGTTCTCAGAGACTAACGATCAACTTCAGGTTCAAATTTCCGCTAAAGCGAAACAAATTGCTCGTACTTATATGAACGCTGTCGTTAACGCTAAGCGTTTAAGCGGCGCTCTTGCTCAGAGCAACAACGGTCCTATCGGAATCGCTGATCGCTTTAATGGTATGAAATCAATTCTAGATGCAGAATCTGGTAACGTAGATGATGTTAACCATCCTTTCTACAATGCTGGCGCTGCTACTCAGACCGAAGCTCTAGTAGAAGATGATCCTTCATCTGCTCGTAACGGACTTCCTGGCCGTGTATTCACTCTCGAAGACATGGATGCTATGGTTGACCGTGTAACTGGCGCTCCAATTGATTTCATTATGATGAATTCTCGTGAGATTCGTACTCTACGTACTCTCTTACGTAACACTGGTGGCGGTACTGACGCAGGAACCCTTCAGGGTAAAGCTCTTGGTAACAATAAGCCCATGCTTATGTATCAAGATATTCCTGTTTTCCGTAACGATTTCATCTCAAAGGCTGATCCTGTTAACTCAGTAAGTCTTTCTGTTTCCTCAATTACTGATGCAGATACTATCGTATTATCTGCTGACCCCGAACTTTCAATCGGTTCTAGCAATGCCAAGCACCTAATGATTCGTGGTCTTGACGGTTTAATGTACCGTTATCCAGTAACTGCTAATGCTGCTGGTACATTGGATGTTACCGCTTCTGGTACATTCTTTGATCCTGAGACTAATGCGGTTTATAGCCGTGTTGCTCTTAACGGTGGCAACTTTGCTGGTGTTGCTTCAGCCTTAGTCGCTGAGCGCATCGACGGTTCAAGCATCTACGCTGGTGCTTGGGGCGAAATGAAAGGTATTGTTGGATTCACTTCATCTAACAACGCTGGTCTAAAACTTGAGTATGTTGGTCCTCGTGAAGACGAGAACGCATACCAGTATCGCATGAAATGGTACTGCGGTTTTGACCTTTATAACCGCCTTTCACTTGCTCGCATGAAAGACGTTCTTGGTTTAGGCAACTAAGCCTTTTTGGTGGGGAGGGAGTAATTTTGCTCCCTCCTTATCTTTTATAACCCTAGAGAGGGTTATTTTGTTACTAGTAACCCATTTTTGGTAGAGCCAAAAGAAGGAGTTTATATGTCAGTTTGGACTACAAAAGCTTCCGGTAGAGATCGGAAATATATCGTCCTAAAACATACTTTACGTGGAGCAAACTACGTATTGAATGGAATTAAGTTTCGTAATGGTTTTGCTGTTGTTGAACAAGGAAGTAAATCTCATAGAGAATTAAAGAGAATCCCAGTATTAAGAGGCGCTCAAGAATTTCCTTTAACATTTCTAAAGAAATTGTCTTTTATCACTCGTCCAATGGACGTTAAAACAGTTTATGGTGCTGATGTATTTGTTCAATACATGAAAGAATTAGAACAAGAACAAGCTAAAGAAGCTGTAGAGAATAAAGTTGTTGAAGAGATCAAGCACGTAGAAGAACATAAAAAGTGCGCTAAGCGTACAGATATGTCTTATGGTAAAGACTTATGTGCTAATGATGCTTTAGAACATAGTCCTAGTGGATATTGTTTGAGACATATTTTAGATGAACCTAAGCTAACTCAACTAGGTATTGATATTCCACGCTTTATTCCTAAA